TTGCATTTATCGAGCTAGGCTCGCAAACTAAACATTACGACTGATTCTGGAGGTAAAACTCTGCGGCCCGAAAGCCACTTGAAAACCCTCTAGAGGTCGTTGATGTAGCTTACGTGCTTGAAGTCCGAAGACCAACGCGGCCGTATCGCGTCTCAGTGCAACTCGTACACTGGCTTCATTGAAGACTTTTGGTTACTGTCCAGCTCGGTCCTTGTAGAACACGGCCGGGCAGCTGAGGTTGAACACCACATCAAAGTCAGGTCCACTTGCGTAAAGACTTGATAGTAGAGTCCTTTGGCGAAGAGATCAGCAGTGTTTTTGTACGTGCTGATTTGCAGGTCAAACCAATCATCATTTGATCCCGTGATCACATCCTGGTTGGAATACTGGACGTAGGGATCCGTGGTGAGGAATTTGCTGATTGTGTAGTATGGTAGATTTGCCACCATACCTGCATTCGTCTTCTGGTTGGTGAGAGCACTCCCCGAAAGGCCATCGTGACCCCACTTCGTTTGAGTGTTCATCTGTTTCGCTCGCTTTGAGTAGGAGAGAGTGTCCGCCAATGTGAAGTAGTCGGGGCGACGAGTCGTGTCCACAGACGACTGGCCGGGGTTTCTCCTGCTGATTTCAATTCGATCGAGCGAGTTTGCGTTGAAGTTGTTCACAACATTGACAGTGACATTCACAGACCCTTTGTACCCAATGAACACTGGCAAAGTCCAGTTCAGATGGGTCATTCGTGAGAAGTTATAGGGCTTGTACGTTCCTGCTGTAGCAGTTTCACCACTGTCCCAACCATTGTTGAAAAAGCCTGGTGGTCGTGGATAACGCTTGATTGGAATGATCGAATTGAACGATCCAGCCGTGGCCGCGAGTGGAGGACTGATGTTGTAACTCAGAGAAGATCGGTGCAGCAGCTCTCGTAATGAGGAGATCTGCTCACCAAACACTTCCTTGTACACATTTGTGTCATCACCACTGTTACCAAGGGTGTAGATCTTTTCAGACTGCAAGACAGTTGATTCAATTGCTGAGTGTGTCCAGTTTGGATCAATTTCACAAGGTGCAGCGAATTGGAAGTCCTTACCAGCTCGAACAAACACAAGAAGATCCACGTCAGACGTAGCTTCAGGTGCTGTGAGTCGGTTCATGACTTTCACTGAGATCATTCCATTGAATTCACCACTCTTCAAAATGACCACACTGTTGCTGTTTTCCCACGTTCGAGCATTTGGGTAAGTCCATCCTCCTGTCACACACTTGAGAAAGTTCTTTGCTTGAACATACGGAACTTCAACTTCAACTTCGTCACACTCGTCGAGATCGAGCACAACGTTCATTGTGTTGGCATTTCCGATACTTGGGATCGAATTCACTGTCTTACACGCTTGATCCCAGTTGATGTTCAAACGTCCTCGGTGGTACGCTGATCGCACGACCTTGAAAGGGAGATAATTGGACCACGCCAGTACTCGAAAAGACAGGACCAATACGAGATAGGCGTGTGCATGACAGACGAAGTTGCTGCATCGAATTCATACAAAGCAGGCGTAACTTGGGAGACAAAAAGCGTATCACCGGTGCTTGCTGTTGTTGTCCAAAGGGCTCCACAGAGGAAGCTTTCTCTCTCAACAAG